GCTTGTTGAGTTCTAATTCTCCGAGTGCCATTTTCGCTTTTGAAAAGTCGGCATTCATGCCTTGGATTTTTTCTAGTTCTTCTTTTGAAACGTAAGTCATAATTGATTAGATTTAATTTAATTGGCAAATATAAATATTTAATTTGAATTTCTTTTAATTGAACTACCAAAGTAATAACCAAATATTGAAATTACAATCCCCTCGGTGATACCGATTAGGTGAATCCATACCTCTTTATTAGCTTCAGGTATTGATAGGTACACTATTGCATAAATCATAAAGCAGAAAGAGGCAAGTCCTGTGAAACCGGTGAGGTAAAATAAAAAGTCATACTTATGAATTTTTGCTATCTCTACCTCTCTGTTCCTTGCAGATTCTCTATCTTTTATCTCAAGCTCCTCAAGCTTTAAAATCTCTTGTGAGAGCATTTCTTTATCTTCAGGGGATAAGTCATCGGACAAGTTGATTAAGTTTTTTACAATGCCTAATGCGCCCTTATCAGGGAGTACATCTCCTATTGTCTGTAAAATCTTTGGCGCTTTCTCGGATAAGAACTTTCCAACCTTGGTGTCTTTGAATTTTTTTCTCATAGTTCGATTAGGGTAAAGTTGATGAGTTGATTGGGTTTGAATATCTTGATAGCTTGGTACCAAATCTTGTCGGGAACAACTAGGCAACCTGCTGACCAATTGTCTACTGCATGACCTATACCACCCCGATGAAAGTTGATGCCATACCACCCCTTAGTTTTAACATTTTTATCAAGTTTCCGGTCTTTGTTGGCATCCCTCCAAATCTCAATTGCACCAGCTTGGAAAAAGTACGGAGCATTCAACCATAAATGCTTCCAATCAGGAGCAGTAACAAACTTATGACTTCCGATTACTTGCTGCTCACAGGCAACTGCACTACCTGTAATGCCCCCAACGGTTAACGGATTGAACACGATGTAATCGCCTGGTGTAGTTGAGCATGATATAATCATATCGGCTATCCTGTTATTGAATCTCACAACGTAGTCTGCAAACTTATTATCGAAGCTCTGATCTGTTCTAATCCATACGAGGTCGGTAACTGGCTTAACCCAACCTCTTTGGTCCATCTCTGCATCAATCCATTGCTTTGCTCCTCCGAGTGTCAATGGGCCTACTATGCCGTCAATATTGCCTTGGTAGTACCCTCTATCTTTAAGTATCTGTTGGAATCCTTTCATTTTTCTAATTTTTCGACTAAGTTCAACAGCTTTTTCATTAGTGCTGTATTGTTCTCGATAACATGGTTATTCGAGCTAAGTGTTTCCATCAAGGTTGTTCTGTCTTCAACGAGATAGTTCTCAAGTCTTTTTTCTAGGTCAACTATTCTTGTCTCGTTCTTTCGGTGCCAAATAAAGAACTGCTTGCCCATAAAGTAAATTATGCCGATCATCAGTATGGCGAATAGTCCTAAGATTCCGTAATTTGTAAGATAGCTTATGTCTTGGGGTACTTGCAAAAACATGGGTCTAGTGTTTGTATTCAACTATTGGTAAGTATCTTACCCACCAACAGTCTAAATTTTTGTTTTCAAATATTTGGTACAGTGGTAAAATCCAATTCTTCTCTGCGTCTAATAATGGTGTAAATGGCTTGAACTCATCGTAGTGCTTGCCATGTAAATACTTTTTTTCATCCTCGTCAAGTATTCCACCTAGCATTTTAATTATACTTCGTATTGAGCCAGCCAAATATTAACCATGTCGGGAACGTCGGCATCATCCCAACTATCTATATAAGGCATATCCTCAGCCCTTACTCCGAACTCCGCTGTATCTGTTGTTAAAAGCACGTCAACTGCCAAAAGTTTGTCAAGTGCTTTATCTGAAATAGTATTTAGGTTTATGCTGATTGTAGGGTTTACAATCTGTACGTTAAATTGTGGAAATTTGTATGTCATTGTATTTTATTATTTATGAAAGTGTTGTTCCTGTTACTGTGAAAGTGCGGCAGGGCATATAATAACCTGTTCCTGTTTTTCCTGTTAATTGTACTTGTCCGTTTGTATTTGCATAAAAAAAAGATGTAGTTGTTGTGTTAGATGTATTAGAAGAATGTAAAGCTTGAATATTGTTAAAAGGACTATAATTAAAGACACTTCCTAATTGAAAATTCATAATATTTACTAATTCAAATACATTTGGCAATCTCCACCCTGTTGTAAATGGTGCTATGCTTACAGCTAAAGACCCATCAATGCCATTATTCCAATTGCCAAAACTTACAGTTCTCCTATATCCCAAAACAGTTGAACCATCATAAGTTGACCAATCAATCACAATATTCTTTGTGTATGTTTGAGTGCCAAGTTCATCGGTAAATCTGTTTGTATTTCCGAAAGGGTTATTTTCTGCAAGTACAGTAAAACTTGTATTTCGACCTGCTTCTAAATCGCCATCATCGCCCGTTCTATAACTAACTGTTTGTCCTGTTTTCATTAGCTTTGCAGTGCTTCGGCTTACTGCGACTGCAACTGCTTTAATATAGTTCCCTATCATGCTTTTGTTATGTTTAGATTGACCACTGATGCTGTGTTTACCGTGACTGTTATTTTAGAACCTGCTGCGATTGTAGCGCCCAAAACGTAGGCTACATTATCGTCTTGAATTGTAGTTGTCGGACTATTCAAAATATTTGTTACGCTGTTAATTTTCATATTGTACGGAGCGTAAAAATCTACTGTTAAGGCTGCGATAAGTTCGATTGTATAAACTAAGCCTTGATTAACCCAAAGCGTGCCATTATACTCCAAATAATTGCCATTTAAAGGCGTTGTTATCGCCACATTGTGCAATTCATCCAACTCATATCCGTTGTCAATTTTAACGTAAATTTTGCCGTTAATTGCGTGCGCATATTCGACATAACCAATTCTAACCTCGTGAAATGGTGCGCTCGGTTTTACGTTGGTAATCGCTCCAAAAGTTGTCGGGCTTAAATAAAGCGAATCACCATCCGCCCAAGTTTCACCTTGCAGGGAACCCGTTGTGTTAATTTGCGTTAATTGACCAACCGAACAGATAAAGCCCTCTTGATTGCCAGCTATGTTTTCGCAAACAACTCCGAGCGTTCCTGCGCTATTTGCATCATTGTCAGCCTTTGCGAGTTTTACTGAAAGCCTTTGACCCGTTGCACCCGAAACTATTACAACTTCATAACCTGCCTTTGTGAGTGCTACTAATGGAGTTGTTTTATTTACTACTCTGGCGTGAAGATGCTGACCGAGATTAGATATTGTGTTGCCACCTTTAAGACCTAAGTTTACAGTTCCTAAGGTATCATTCCAAACAAGTTGACCTTCGCCAGCCGTTGAAGTTGTAGCCGTGTCAAAATCCAATAAGTTTAAATCAGTAATATCTAAACTGCCTGCAGAATCGCCAGCCGTTAAAACTTGTGTTAGTGTAGGTGTTGCACCGCCGCCGCTAACTACAAAAAAAAAATCATTACTTAGCAATTGTGCTAAGTCGGCGCAAGTACCTGAAAACGGAATAGCCGCCGCTGGTACTACTTCTGTATTTGCAACGGTTGCCGGGTCAATGTATTCAACGCTGCCGTTATCTTGTATAATTTTAACGCTGCCGTTTACGTTGCATTCTATTTCAACTATATCTGGGCTAAGGCTGTTAATGAAATCGCCCGAAGTCGAATCATAAATAGCTACATTGCCATTCGCGAGTTTTACAATATCTATCATTGGTTTATTATTATTTTAGTACTAAATTCAATACAATCATATTCGATGCCATTAACTTCAAGTGTAACAATTTCGCCGTTAGGGTCAATTATTTGTCCTTGGTACGTGTAACTTTCATTAAGGTTTGTAAGTATAAATATAACCGTTTCGCCATCCAAAACATCAACACTATAATAAATATTTACAGAACCAAAAGTTAATTCTAAAACCCAAACGCCCGCAGTTAACGCATCTACAACAATGCCCGTATCATAAACAGCATTGCAAGCATTAAGACAGCCCAAATTTAAGGTTTTTTCACAACAATTACAACAAGGCATATATTTAAAGTTTAATTTTTTCTAAAAAAGGGGGTATTGATTCCAACCCCCTAACTAATGTGCCTAAGGTAGCGAAACTTGGCGGCATAGTGAATCTTAACAAATATTAAACGGCTTACACTTCTCAGTAAGGCTAAAATCATATCGTAACTCAAAATCTAAACTAACTATTTGCATTAGGCTTAACAGCGTTTTCGGGTCTTTGCCTGTTTCAGCCGCGTAAACGGTCCACGGTAAAACTTCATTACTTACAGGGAACAAACGCGGGTTAACTATTGCATACTGCCATTGAACGCCTTTAAAGTTAGCACCGTAAAGCGCAAATTTAACGCTATCTAAAAGCATACGCGGGTCAGCGCAAACATGCCAAAAAACTAATTTAAGTGGAACACGCACATCCAGTTCGATACCACAACTTCCGCGCTTAGTATTCGCGGCTTTTCTTGTTTCCGAAACAATACCATTAGTACGGATATAATAGCCCGTTCGCGCGGTGTCTGTGATGCCAACATAGTTTCGTGTGCCGTTTTGCGTAACATTTAAAGTAACAACCTGCCCTGCAGTATCTTTTACAGCTATGCCATTACCGTGAACGTTTACATTTACGGCTGCCATTGCAGTATCAATCTGTTTGATTAGTTCGGTTATTATGTTTTGTGTTACGTACATTATAGTAAATCTATTTCTTCTAAAATTGCTAATAGTTCATTTCGTGCGGCTATTTCGCCTAATTCGCGTTCTTCAATTGATACGGTTGAAATGTCTTTGCTAAACCTATCTTCGTTAAATTCCATTATATTTGCCATTTCATCATTTGTATAAGTAATGGCGCTATTCAATCCGCTTTCAGTTACTTTAATACTTTGAAATAGTGAACCGCTAAAATTTAAATCTACTGTACCCGATTGCCTGCCTGTTAAATCTCTAAGTTCTTTATAACCTTGTGTCAAATACTTTGTTTTGTGCGTGTTGCCATTCTTGAAAACACTTTGGCCGTTTTTACCTTGCGGTTTTATACCACCAGCTGAAACAGTTGTAAGGCTTAATGGGTTTATGTAAAACGGATTCACACTATAAGTTCCTATCTGACTACCTGAACTATCTAAGCCTAAAAAAAATATCCTTTGCTTATATTCAGCTATAACTTGAAACGCGGCAGCTTGCGAAATTCTACGCGCCGTGTTGTCATCATTTACAACTTGTGATAGTATTTCTAAGCGTTCAGATATAGTCATATTTTAGCCATTTTTTTAAAACAACTCAGCCGGGAAACATTGGATACATTCTTAATCTTGGTTCACATCTATAACAAAAGCGGTCAGCTTCAAGTAACTGAATAATATTATCAATTTCATTATCTAAGGCTTCGATGCTTGCGTTTTCCCATTCTGTTATTTTAATATTTGCCCATTCGTTACCGTGTGTTTTAATTAAGTTCAAACGGTTGTTAGGGCTAACCCATTCTTTAAGAATTTGCACGCCTGTTTGATACAGAATAGCCATACCTAAACGGTCTAAAAATTGGCATATAATATCAGTATCGACACAATCCACACGCACACACGCACCTAAATAACCTTGCGGCTGTGCTGCTATGCCATTCCACCCGGTAACATCTAAAACAGTATCGCCGCATGGCTTGCAGTTTGTTGCAGCATTGCAAGTGTACAGATAAGGCGAAATATTAGTAGTGTCAATTGTAACTAATAATAGGTCTTCTTTAAAGTACTTTTTAACAAATATGTGCATTTCCGTATCTGCAAAAACAGTAACAGCCTGACTAAATAATATGTTGCCTGCATAATCTGTAACGTAAATAGTTGTATTGCCGTTGTTTGTTGCTTTAAATTTGACTGAATCAATAAATATTCTACTTTGTGGGCTATCTATCCATTTCTTAGATATTTTGATGCCACGGTTAAACGCTACGGGCATATCAACTACATTTGAAACGCCGCAAACCGCATATTTAGAACCGATGCTATTTAGCTTAATACCACGCGCATTTAAAACAGCTTTTAAACGTTTTTCGACTACATCAGCTGCAAAATACATTTTTTCCTGAACGGTCAATGTAGCAGAAATAAGCGCTTCCGAACTAACCGCGGCTACATTATTTATAGTTAAACCTTCTAAGTTTTCTAAATAATAACCGCTGGTAGGTACTATACCCTCAGCATAACAGCCATTAAGACTTATTATGTAGTTTTCTAAGCAAGTAGGTGTATTAAGATTCAGCATCTAATTCAGTTTGTTTTTTACGACCGCGTTTTTTTGGCTTTTCAGTTTCTGTTATTTCTTCGGCTTCAGCGGTTTCATCGGTTTCGATGGTTTCGGCTTCTTGTCGTCCTTGTCCTTGTCCTTGTTGTACATTTTGTTGTTTTTGTATTACAGATAATAGGCCCTCAGAATAATAAATATCTTTAGGAAAATCATTTTGCTTTACAGCCTTTTCAACAGCCTTGTTAATGCTTTCGCTGCCTATTGTTTTCTTTTGTGTTGTATAGTCAAATAAATAAACAACGTCTTCGTTATCGGTACGCTGTATGTTTATAGCGCCGTAATATTTGCGAATTATTGTTAATGCCTGTGCTATCTTTTTTGAATAGTTTACCATGTGTTTTTATTTTAAAAAGGGGCGGTTTCCCGCCCCTAAATCATTAAAACTAAATATCCTTATTTGTAGTATCTTCGCAATCAACACTATCAGTAATGATAAGTTGTGTTGAACCTGCATAACCTTTTGCAAAGAAATTACCAAACAAACCATAAATATCAGTTTCTCCAATAATTGATTCATTTGGCGCACCATTAAACGTAACAGGACCAGCTAAAGTCCATGCAAGGTCGGTAAGCGTTGCACCTGTAGAAGGGGTTGAAGAATCGTAAATATTTACTAATGTTTGTGTTGAAACTGTAAGGGCAACATCAGCACCTGTAGCAGAAACAATTACAATTGAACTTACAGCGGATGTAGTGATAATGTTAAGTGTTAAACCTACACCATCCCATCCACCTGATACGCTATAAACATAACCAGCGGCAGCCAAAGCGGCTTGAACGGCAGCTACATAAGCGTTAGCACCTGATTCAGTTCCTGTATCAAATGTACCACCTACAGAAATAGGTAATCCATTGATTTGAATAGCAACAGCATCAGCTACATCAATTTCAGTACTTATAAAAAGTTCCCCTGTAACTTCTTTGCTATAGAAATTAGCGTTACAAACAACTACGCATTCATCAGCTGATTCGCAGAACGTTGCATCAGTAGCTGTTGGTGCACCAACAAAACCACATGCAGGTTCGATGTCGCAATATCCTGTATCAGCACAAACTACTTCATATTTGAATACATCAAGTACGCCATCGAATAGGCAGTCTTGTTGTGCCCAACATTTAGGCATACCAACAACCGCCCAGTTAGTAGCAAATTGTATGTATAGTTCGATTTCATCATTACATTTAACGTAGCTCATTACTACATCGTGCTCAATACCTAACCAAGGGTCAACAACTGTAGTACGCATTTGGTCTTCAAAGTCATAAGTAAACTGACCTTTATTTTTTGCGTATGTGATAAGTTGAAGCGCACCCGGTGCCATTGCGATAACTTCATTAGGATTGCCAAAAGCAGCGCCTAAGTTAGTATCATAGAAAATTGAACGTGTGATGTCAAGTAATGAAGCATCAAAACCGAAGTCGTTACCGCTTGCTATTTGGCGTGCTTTACGGTATTGGTCCAACAAAGTACCACCTACCAAAATAAGCTGTTGTTCAATTTCGGCTTGTTTGCGGTCGCTATCTAAAATAGATTCGCCAACTGGATTGATACCTAAACCGTTAGCAAGGAACAAAGGCAAGTTTTTAGAAGTAACTGCAGGGTCGTTACAATCGCATTTAACAAAGCTACCTACATAACCGCCATTAGCGATAACTGTAGAAACTTCTTTGCCTAACTTGTTAATGTGATTTCTTAGAACTTCATTAACATAGCTGTTTTGATAATCAGCGCGGCTTTCTTTGATACAACGAATCAGTTCATCATCAATTTTGATTTTTTGAGAAACCGTTTTGTTTTTAATTTCTACTTCATCGTACAAAGGCTTAACAACATCGCCATCAGTAGGGCAATATTCAAGACTTGTATTAGTAGATTCAGCCAAACGTGGAAAGAAACGGCGGGTTACTTTGTAAACTTTACCGTTACCTTGTTCAACAGCTTGAACGTTACCTAATTTTACCTGTGATGCTGATTTATTTGCAGCACTAACAAGCAATTGCAAAAGGCCGATATTTGGCGATGGCATAGAGCGCATACCGTTGTTATTATTCAACGATAGGTCTATAATTTTCCACGCATCAGCGAGTTTTATAGTAGACATTTAAAGAATATTAAATTTTGAAAAATTGTTTTTTGTTTGGCATTTACCACGCTGCCAGCGTTCTGTTTTTTTTCTGTGCCTTAGCACCCTATTTTGTGAGAGGTCGTTACTGCAAAGATAATATGTTTTAAAATAAATAATTTTATAAATTTTTTATAAAATGTTTTGTAGTTTAAAAAAGTCGCCGTAGATTTGTATCAACAAAGAACGAAACGATTAACAAACTTCAAAACTTCAACATCATGAAAGCTATTACAATTGAATCAGTAAATTACTTAGGTAACGATAAAAGCAGAAATTTTAATGCTAAAGTTCTTTACAGAAAAAACGATAAATTAAACCTTGCACATATTTATATTGATTATTTTAATGAGTCGGTTTACATACCAAAACAATCTAAAGAATGTAAAATATTATCAGGACTTAATGAAGCAATACAGTATAAAAATTTATTATCAAATAGGCTTATATGAAAACACTAATTGAGATAATAGATATAACTGGCGAACCTGATATAATTACTGCAATAATTGATAGCCTTGACAAATAGTCAGGGCTTTTTTAATGCAACAAAAAAGGCAGCCCTTTCGAACTGCCCAAACTTTAAACCAAACTTACAAACTAAATTAAACCATTTTCTTGCATGTATTTTAAACGTGCCGGGTGCATGCCGCTTTTTGTTTTTTCATCAATTTCAAAACTTTTCGATTGACCGCCGTTAGATTGCTTTTCGAAATTGTACTCAGCTGCTATAATTTCAAATAGCGTTTCATACTTTAAGTTTTCGGTAGGCTTAGATGGATGCTTAACGCGGTTTCCATCTTTGTTAACCCAAATATTACTATCAGCATCAATTTCAAAATCAAAACCACGTTCACGAATTTCGGCTTCTAAGATAGCGCGCATTTCTTTAGGTGCTAATCTTGGATTCTTAACAGTTTCAACAAGCGAACCGCGCACTTTTTCTATTTGCTGGTTCTTAATGTAGCTTTGAAATTTACCCTGTTCTTCTTTAATAGCTTGTTGCATTAGCATTTCTTTTTCAGTTAGTTTCGCGTTGGCTAATTCTAACTGTTGCGTTAATTGCTGCAACTTTTGCGCATCGGCTGATGTGTATTCAGATTTTAGCTTTTCAATTGTTTCTAATTGGCTATTCTTTAGGTCTGAAACAATAGTTTTAAATCTATCTTTTTTATCAATTGCTTCATACTTTTTTAGGTCAATTGCAAAAGCATCGGCTATTTGTTTTTCAGTTTTGGCATAGGCAGCACCAAATAGTTCCGCGCTTTTAGCTTCTTCAATCTGTTTGCCTAAACGTTCTTGTACAGTACGTTCAAGTTTAGATACGTACCCGGTAACGGCTTCATCTAATGTAATTTCGTTTGATTCTAATTTTAAAATTAGTTCGGGTTCAATACCCAATTTTTCAACAAATTTGTCTAACATTTCCATGTGTGTTTAAATTTTAAAAAATAATTTGGTAAAATCATCAAATGATATAGCTAACGGCAATTCAAAACCGCTTTTTAAAATAACTTTTGTAAACTTTTCGCCATCATCCCATTCTGACTTATAGAATGTTGCTACTTCATCCAAATCAATATAGCAATAGTCTTCAAGTTCAACAATAAATTCAGGTTCATTATCTGACTTTAAGCGTTCGTCTATATCTTTTCTTATTTTAGCCGCCGCTTTATAGTCTTCTAATTTAACGGCTTCTTCGAAATCATTTTGCAGTTCTTCTAATGTTTGCGGTTCATCATTGTATTCAAGATGAATAACGAATTTGTGAAAACGTGCCATATTATTTACGTTTATTTGCGCAGCCGCAGCCGCGTTTAGGGGTTACAGTTCGTTGTATTGGTTGCGCTGGTTCAGATACGTGAATAGTGCCTAAGTAATTATAATTACCTGTTTGTTGTTCGGCATACCATTGCGCGGGTGTAAACTGATATTCAGTACCGTTTGTTTTATGCTTTGCTTTTATTACTAACATAGTTCAATAAGTGTAAAGTTTATTAACTGATTAGGCTGAAAAATTTTGATAGCTTCAAACCAACGCGCATCGGGTACAACTAAGCAACCAGCCGACCAAGTATCAACAGCATGACCGATACCGCCCCGATGAAAGTTGATGCCATACCAACCCTTAGTTTTAATTGCTTTATCTAATTTGCGGTCTTTGTTGCCATCGCGGTAAATCTCAATTGCGCCCGCTTGATAAAAATACGGCGCATTTAGCCAAAGGTGTTTCCAATCAGGAGCCGTAACAAACTTATGACTTCCGATAACTTGCTGTTCGCATGCAACCGCACTACCCGTTATGCCGCCAACGGTCAAAGGGTTAAAAATAATATTATCGCCGGGCGTTGTACTGCATGGTAAAATCATATCTGCAACGCGGTTGTTGAATCTTACAACGTAATCGGCAAACTTATTATCAAACGTTTGGTCTGTTCTAATCCAAACAAGGTCGTTAACAGGTTTAACCCAACCTCGAATATTCATTTCGGCATCAATCCATTGTTTTGCACCGCCTAATGTTAACGGGCCAACTATACCATCAATGGCACCCGAATAAAAACCGCTGTCTTTTAGTAGTTTTTGAAAGTTTTTCATGTGTTAATCTTTTTTATAATTAGCGGACCTAACAGGGTAAGCAATATGCCTACAATTATAACCGCCGCGATTTTGACAAAAATTTTCAGGCGTTGTATTTGGTATCATACCTGTGCCTTCATTATTGGCCCATTCAATTTCTGATTCTAAATCTTCAAACAAAAGTAAACCTAATTTACCGTTTTTTGTTTCATTTACCCATTGTTCACATTGTTTTCGGCTATCTTTAACAATTGAACCAACGTATAACAGCGCATCCATTTTATAAACTTTGCGCACCGCTTCATTTACTACGCCATCATATTGTAATAGTGCATCGCGCGAAGCCTGCAAAGATATTCGTTTTAAAACACCTTGTCGCGCTTCGGTTGTTGTTAACTGACCAGCGATTGATGTAACTACATCGGTAAGGCTGCTACCTTGGTTAACGGCTACTAATAATTCCTGTTTAAGCGGGTTTATTAGCGTTGTTGTTAACCCTTGACCTTGCATTGCAGCTATTACATTATTTACCGCCCACCGTTTAAAAGGATTCAAAAAACTTTTTGTTATATCTAAGCCGTTTAGTTCACTTTGTATCGTTTGTTGTTCAGCGGCTAAAGTATCGAAATTAGATAAAAAACCGCTTACCATGTCATTGTAGCCCGACTGTATAAGATAGCGTTCTATTGCACGTTTAAATGTACTAAGGCGGCTAATATTTTCTTTACTTCGAACTAAATTACCCGAACTTGTTCTAAACTTTTCAATCCACGCCACTACAGCTTTTACAAATTTAGGTTCTACTTTGTCGTACCTTTTTTGTAAAATTTCTATTGCTTTGTCGTTAATTCTTTCAGGTGCGTTGAGGTCCATTATTCGTTATCGTTGTCGCTATCGCTATCATTATTATCGTCTTCTTCGCTTAGTTCCATTTGTTCATAAGCGGCGGCAAACTGATTCATATCTATTTCTGGTACTTGAACACTTGCAACAGCTTCAAACCTTGGCGCTAACTTCGCATCAATAGCGTTTTTAATTGCCGTGTAATCGCTGTTCATAATATCAAAACCATCATCGTAATACAATTCGGTAACAGCATCAAAAACGAACTGTGCGCTAATTGCATCCTTTTCGGTTATTTGACCACTTGCTAAAAGCTGTACGCGTTCTTCAACTGTATAAAGATAGGCACTATTATACATGGCGCAAATGGTTGCTATTTGGCGTGCAACGGCATCGGCATTATAACGGCGGTCAACATAGCTAATATAAGATTCGTAACGTATCGCCGCTGGTAATCCTTTTTGCGATAGTGCAAATTCTGCCATTAGTTCAGTTTCTGTTTTCAAGTCAAACGAAATCGGTGCATTTACCATTATCGGACTTTCAGTATCCATAAATACAATAGCCTGAATAATTTTTAATACATCCTTATAGCGTGCATAAACATCATCACTAATTTTACCAACTTCTATATATTCGGGTTCGCGGTCCATTTCTTTAGCAACTCCCGATTGTGCCGACTTTAAAGAACGGTTTATATTTAATACTTGTTCGGCCTTACCTAATGCTTCGGTTGCTACCTTGTTTGTTTCTTGAATAGTACTTACATCGGGGCTATAATAACGTATCGGTTCAACTTGTTGTTTATCATTATCGCCAAACTTCGAAGTAGTTGGATTTAGGTTATATGCTGCCAACGGTGTTATGCTTAATGTTTTGCCATGCCCTAAACAAGTTTTGCAAGTTATCGAAGTGTCGTAATCGTTCGGGTCAGGCACTCGCCCAACGCCATTACAACTATTGCAGTCAACCCCTTCAACAAATTTAATAGGAAAGCATGTCGCAAGCATAACCGATTTATGCTGATTATCAAATATAGCAGCATCGTTAAGGTAAGGTATTGCAGGGCTAAAATCAGACTTATAAATTTTAAACGTATTGCCATAAGAATCATATTTAGGAACAACGCGACCGCCCAGTGTAACCCAAGGCATTATACCGCTATTGTGTTCGTAGATTACCTCAAACATTGTTTTATCACCATATGCGCGCGCTTGTGCGTAAAACATATCAGTTACGATGTGATAGTATAACGGATTTTCAATACCTAATGTAGCATATTTATTTTTGCTTATGCCTTTATATATTAGTAGTCTGTATTCAGGGTCGTTAAAAACAATCCTATCAGACTGAATTACTTTCATATCAATGTTAACGCGTACGTTATCTGTTTCAATACCTTCGCCTTCTGGCTGAATTAAAAGAACGGCGTTAGGGTCAAGTACGCGGTTAGGTATAAATACAGAAAAGATATAGTTTTGTAAATTAGAATCGCCAAACTTTTCATTTTCGGCAAATTCTTTCATATCTGTATTTTCAAAACGTA